GACGAGGATAATGATAACAACAACGCCAACAACTCTTCTGAAGATGGAGACGAGATTCCTGAGATTCCTAACGCTAATGGAGATGAAAGCCCTGACGCTGACGGTGGCGAAGGCGACGAGGACCCATCGGAAGGAGAGGGTGGCGATGATTCATCTGAAGAGGGTTCTGAAGATAACGAGTCTACAGAGCAATCATCAGAGGAACCTACTGCGCCTTCAGAGGATAAGGACGATGCTTCTTCTAAGAAGGAGAAGGCGAAAGCAACTCCAAAAAAAAAGAAGAAGAGTACCCGAAAATAGACTGGGAAAACCTTACAGATGCGGACGTACAGATGGCAACCGTCATCTATAACGACCGCATCAACACTTGGCGAAAGATGAAGCAGCTCGACGAATTGCTGGAGACAAAGCCAACCGCACAAGCCGTAGCAGAAATGGCAGAACTGCGCATCCGCAATCTTCAAGCATTTGCCGAGCTGCAATATTTCAACGACACTGGTAAGTTCCTCTGCAAGCACCCGATACTCTTCGGACGCTCAGAGATAGCCCAACTCATAAAGTTGCTCCGCACTGACCCAGCCGAGTTCCTCCGTCAGCACAAGAACGTTCTCGACAACATCAAGCGTTATAAGTCGTTCGTTAAGCGCAAGGATCGTAAAGAGAAAAGAGAGGCTGACAAGCGGAACCTCGAAAAGTACCAAGAGAAAGAGCGACTGTTTAAAATGGTTCTTGAACAACAAAATAAATAATTACAATGGAAAATAGTATAAAAGTTTTTAATTTGGGCGGTTTGCCTACTGCCCCGCTGGACTCTTTTATCGAACTTCAGGAAGATTTCAAAAAGCCTGATGCAGACAAACTATCGAAGCTTCAGATGCTCATCATCACTCGAGGTTTCAAGTATTCATTCAAAGTATGGAAAGATTCTGAAGGTAAACTTTGGATTATAGATGCTCACCAGAGACGTAAAGCCCTTCTTGGACTTCGCTCCTATGGATTTAAGATTCCAGAGATTCCCTATGAGGAAATCCAAGCATCTAATAAGAAGGAAGCCGTCGAAGAGATTGCAGCTTATAATTCAGAGTTCGCTCAGAAGAACCCAGACACTCTCCTATTCACCAAGTATAATATCAGTGGCGATGATCTTGCTAAATTCAATCTTGGCTATGAAGTAAAACAAAATGACTTCTCAATCGGCACCGATAAACTCTTTGCATCAGAGAGTGACACAACTGATATTCAAGAAGATGTTGTTGACACAATTCCACAAGAGGATAATGAAGCGTTTGCTCGTCCTGGAGATATTTTCAGACTTGGGAATAATAGATTGATGTGCGGAGATTGTCGGTCTAAGAGCGATATCGTTGCACTAATGAATGGACGAGTTGCTGATATGATTCTCACTGATCCTCCTTATAATGTCAATTACGAAGGTGGAGGAGATAGCAAACTTACCATACAGAACGACTCTATGGAGAATGACTTATTCCTTCGCTTCTTGCAGTCTGTGTTTAATGTGATGTTTTCCATTGTCAAGCCTGGAGGTTCATTCTACGTCTTCCACGCAGACTCTGAAGGTGAGAATTTCCGCAGGGCAATTCGAGAAGCAGGCTTCAAGATAGCACAGTGCTGCATTTGGGTTAAAGATTCTCTTGTAATGGGTCGACAAGATTATCAGTGGCAACACGAACCTTGCTTATATGGTTGGAAGCATGGTGCTGCTCACTTTTGGAACTCTGATAGAAAGCAGACTACCATTTGGAATTTCGACAAACCAAAAGCCAATCGAATCCATCCGACGATGAAACCTATTGCGCTGATGGCGTATCCTATTACTAATAGTACAAAGAATGGCGATGTAGTTGTCGATGTGTTCTCTGGATCAGGGTCAACCATTATGGCGTGCCAGCAGA